GAAATACTAAATCTGAAGTTAGGTAATTTAAAGAAATTACCTCCTCTCCGTTTATAAGAAGAGATGCATTGTTTTCAGAAAGTCTTATGTGTATAAGCATTGGCCTTGTCCATTCACCAATGTAGTAAGATCCAGAATTTTCTCCAACTTTTAAAACAATAAAAGGTCCTTCAACATATAATCCATCTGTAGAAGAAATTGGACCAAGAATTCTTTTCTTTGTAATTGAGTCTGAATTAATTCTAATCCATGCTTCCAAAGTGTACTCTTTATACTGACCAGCCTCAGATAAAAATCCAAGACCTGGGATAATAACAGATGGCATATCTGTATTTGGCAAAAGTTTTGTTAAGTTTGATGCGCCGTATACAAGTGGAATTCCTGTGTTCTTTGCCATAAGGCTATTATCTTTAACCAAATAGTAGCCTTTATTTTCTTCAAGACCGTATGCATCTGCTGGAATTGCAAAAGACGAAGGCAAAGCGATAGTCGAAGGAAGAGAAATCTTTTGAACACCAAGTGAAGATGAATTAAACTCTTCAGACCACTGCCCGACAGTAACTCCGTTTACTAAAAACTCATAGTCTTCTTCATTTAGGGCTCCACCAACATAGTTAATTTTGATAACAACTCTAAACTGTGTGGTGTCTTCTGGAATGTCAAATGTTTCTGATATAAAAAACCATCTATTTTGAACCGATGTGGTATAAGACTTTAGTCTTTGTATTGTACTTCCAGATGTTGTGTCGTAGTACTCATATCCAATTTCAAAACTAGATGTATAGGCACTTATCGAATTAAAAAATGCTCCTACAGAAAATGTTGATAGATCTTTGTTTAAGGTTGAAAAGTTAGCAATATCATTACTTATGCAAGTTATCTGACTAAATGGATCATTTGTTAAATCCCCAGTAATTTTTGTTGTTTGGCTATCTGGAAATGGCTCATCCGATAAAGAATAAACACTAGCAGATCCATTGTCGATTTCCCAAGTAGTGATATCTCTGCCAGACTCATCTATCAAACTTATATAGTCAGCCTTATCGTCCAAAGCCCACAAAGCGATTGGATGCTCTGCATATATTTTTTCTGCGTACAGATTTGATGGATTAGACATTATAAGTCTATTTTACCACAGAAGGCTACTTGTTTATTTTAATTTCACAGTAGTCTGTGGTGCAGTACATCTCTCCTTGAGCCTCAAGATTTTCTGCTCCGTCATAAATAGCAGCAAAATCAATATGCTTCAACTTACCAATATAGGACTCATATTGCTCTTCAGTAATCTGAGTATATGGCTGTTGGGGATATGTATGATTTCCCATTGGAAGGAATGAAACTGCCTTTAATTGTCCCTCGTACATATGCAGTGCTGGGACAACATGCTTTGACTCTGTTTCCTTGTCAAATGAAAGTGTTACAGAAACACCATTATCTGACCAGTACTTCTGAGCAGTTGCAGCAAGTGCAATTTTTTCAAATAATGTAACATCCTTTTCAGATCTTGGATGACCTGACTTGATTGGGAAGTAAACTACTGATGTGTTTGCTGATACTACGTCATCTTCAATTGTGTACCCTGCTGCTTTGAACAAATGAATCATTGGATCTGTGTTTCCAAAACGAACTGCACGAAGGAAAAAGTTTCCTCCAGGTCCCCAGTGAACTCCAGGAGTTGCACCAGAAAGAATTGAAACTGATCCTGATGGCTTAACTGTTGTTACACGAATTGATTCACGAACACATAGCCATTCTGAATATTGGTGATCATAGTGACGAATCTTGTTGTAGCCTTCATCCATCCATTCACGAACAATTGGCAAACCTTTTTGATCTGCAAATGATGCAATACCAGTAAGCGATGTACCAATACGACGATTGCGTTGCATAATACCGTTTGTTTGTGGCCAGTGTGTTGGAACAAGTGTTACAGTCTTTCCATACAAGTATGCAAACTTCAGGGTACGCAGGAAGTCTTCCTTAGATTCGTGACGATTTAGGTGCACTTCTACAAGTGTACATAATTCATATGATTCCAATGGCTGCTCCGCACAAGGGTTAAAGCCCATCACACGATAATCTTTCCCATCTGGCGCATCCTTTAGTCTGCCATAATTACGAGCAACATCAAGCCAGATAAAACCTGGTTCTCCATTTTCTGTAATTAAATCTACATAGTCTTCATACTTTGTTCCTACTTCTGCTGAAATAGAATTATTAGACATCCAAGCCCAACCTGGATTTTCTGGATCAAATGAGTTGCGCTCTGGGAACATCTCTGAGTTCTTTAGATTCATAAATGTTTCATCCCCTGCATTACCCAAAGCAAGAGTTGCTGATCTACGAACATTGCCTGATACAACGCAAGTACCAATAAGGTTTACTAAGTCTACAATGGCACGAGAATCTAGTGTTTCTCCGCCTCTGGAGCCGATTACACGGTCTATCTGGTCGTGCAACTTGATAAGAGGTGCAGGTCCTGATGCAACGCCTCCAAAGCCCTTGATAGGGGCTCCTAGGGGTCTGATCAAATCATAGTTAAATTTCTGAATACTCTGGTTTGCTCTTAAATATGAATTGATCAGAAGTCTAACTGATTCTACCCAACCTTCACGAGTGTCTGGGATTTCAAAGATCTCTTCTGGTTCTGTTGGGGTGTAGATTGAAAAATTCTTATCCTGTCCAACTGTATCAAACCCTACACCAATGCCAAGCATCAATGCATCCATAACCCAAGCAAACAAGGCTCCTGGATCATTCTTATCAAGGTCCTTTGTTGATACCATTGCACAGTTTTGTAGTGCTGCTGAGTTCTTCTTCTCCATAGTCATAGGAGTTCCAAATGCCCACATACCTCGGCCTGGTGGTGTCCACTTTAATTCAAACATTCTTTGGAATGCTTCTTGTGCTGACTTCTGAGCCTTGTAGTCATTCCACGGTAGGCGGTTTTCTTTAGCGTGATTCTTTTGAACTGAATACATACCCTCGATTACACGACGACAAACCTCATGCCATCTCTCTTTGGTTCCATCTTCCTTCATTCTTGAGTAAGTACGAATAAAAGTAATTTCTCCAAGTGAATTTTCTGCTGCATCTTTAAACCCAAATGGGCTTGCTTGGTTCTTGTACTTTTCTACGAAGTCCTCTGGAAGTTTAAAACTAAAAAAATCTGACATAATATGTATCGTCCTTTCAAAAACGGATTAAGTGTTAATTATAGCAGAGTTTTATAAAAAGCAAAACTCTCCCTAAAGTTGTTATTTACAGTTAGTTTACAATGTTTGCCAGTGTAGGTATTTTCTGTAGTCTCCGTGACCAATAACATTTGAGTCAACCCACCAATCTTCGTGAAAAGATCTGTGAACTAAAGAGTATCCAAAAGAATCCAAGATTTCTCTTTGTGCATCTCTAATTGAATCATTTCTCCAATACATATTTGCATCGTGCTCAAAAGTAATTAAAGTAAATCTATACGTGTTTAGTGGAACTGCTATCAATCCTTGAAGTGTCCAATGACTATTTCCAACTGGCCTACCGTGATTATCATAACCAGCGTCTATGTCTAATTGTAGATAGTCAATTTGTTTTGGAAAGTTGTTTTTTTCAAAGTAGTCTACATAGTTAAAGGCAAGAGCATCACCCATACAAGGGTTTTTTCTATTAGAATTAAATTCATCTCTCATAGACTCAACTATTTCAAATGAAACCCCAGTCCAGTCATAGTCTTGCTCTAACGAAAAAGTGTTATTACCATTGCTATAGTGTGCTGCACCCAACTCTACATAATATCCATTTTTCTTTTTATCTAAAATATCAATTACAAACTGCTCTTGCTGTGTTATGTTATGTATCATTTAAATAACTCTTTCTTTAGTTTTGTTGGAGAATCCTCTGTTCCACGTATAAAAACAGTAGAGAAGTATCTTATTGTATCATCTAGGACTGGCAGAGAGCCGTGGACTATGTGCCCCCCGTGTATATATAATGCATTTGCTTTTGGTTTAATTGTAATTTTTAGATCTGGATAATCTAACTCCCCGCCTAAATAGTTATCATTATAGTATAAGCAAAACCCATATCCTATATAATACGGTAGATCTGGAATCCACTGATCTGCGTGGTGTTTAATAAAGTCACCTTTTTTATATCTTTGCAAATGTGTCTTTTCAGGATAGTAAGAATAGGACTCAAAAAGATTTCTCATCTTATCGTTTATTAAATCAAAAACATTTGACGACTTAAAGTATAGGTTTTTACCAAACCAAAAATCTGGAGTGTTATTTTCATTCTTGGCTTCTTCATCAAACCAATCTTCTTCTGGAGTATTGTTGATTATAGTATAAACATCGGCAAGTTCTTGCTCTGTTAAAAATTCTTCTACTTCATATACATCATCGTAAAGTTTATTTATTTTCATATACCCTCTAATCATTTACCACTAAGTATGTGGTTTACCTCTATGTGATTTATGTTTACATGGCTCGGTAACTCAGATACCCACCTAATGCACTCTGCCATATCTTCTGCTGTTAATGCAGCACTCTTTTTTTCTTCTTGTGTATCTATTGTACCTGGACAAATTTCAGTAATCTTAATTCCATATTCTGGAAACTCTAATCTCATAGTATCGACTAATGCCATCATACCTCTTTTAGCGTTTGTGTAGTTTCCACCTGACCTATAGGCAAACTTTCCACCTAAAGAACTAACAAATATTATTGTAGGAGATTCTGACTTTTTCATAGAAGGAACAAATAGTTGTGAAAGATACATTGGACCAGACACATTTATGTCATACGCTCTTCTAAAGTTATCCATCGTTTCATCTATAATATATGTTGGACCTGATCCACCACCAGCATTATTAACAAGAAGGTCCAAGGTTATGTCATTATATTTTTCATAAAACCTTTTAATTTCATCAGCGCTAGTTATGTCCAACCTGTAAACTTCAACATTGTCGGAAACTAGATTAATAACTTTAGACAAATCTCTAGAAACAGCAATAACTCTGTATCCGTTTTCAGATAAAAGTTTTACAGTGGCATAGCCAACGCCTTTACTGGCACCTGTAACTATTGCTGTTTTCACTTACATCCCCTGAGATTTGTTAAGATCCATTCC